TATTGTTTAATTGCATGAGGAGTGACAAGATCTTTTGCTGCTGAAGGAACTTGTTCCGTTGCAGCTGAAGCTAATGATTTCTTAAGCATTTCTTCTTTTGCTTTTTCCTCTAACATTTTTTGATGAACTACTTGTTCTTTTGCTCCCATACCTGCAGGCCCTAACATGCTTCCTAGTCCACTTGTTAGTGCTCCACTAGCAGCACCTGTTAAAATTCCTTTTCCAACATTAGTACCTCGGGCTGCTGCCGATAGTCCTCCTGTTCCTCCACCTATTAAGGCGGCTAATATTAATGGATGCATCTATACGTCTCCTGTTATTCCTTCTAAAATTTTATGAATTGCAACACTAACTTTTACATCTTGTCTGATGTGTTCTGCTTTCGTGTCGGTTGCAGGATCAGCTACGTCATCATCAGCTTCTTTAGCTGAACCATATTCCTTTCCTGTTAGCGTGTTAGTGATAATTATTTCTGCAGGAACCACAACCTTAGGAACTTGTTCCCCGTTGATCTCTACATACTCTATTACACTATCATCTTTTATAGGCATATTTACTCCTTATATCAAGTATTATTACTAATTTCAAGAACAGAAAGTACCACATGTAGCCTATCTGCATGCCCTGGTGTTACAGTAATTATCTCTCCTTGTTGTCCTACAAGGGGTTCTGTCAATAATTCAACTGGTGTATTAGCGGCTACCGCCACATTATAGGCTAAACTAAATACATTTGTACCTATATCTGTAATAGTAGCTGTAATAGTACTGCCAGACCCTGAATCATCACTAACTCGTATAGATCTAATTACGGCTTGTACCTTATCAGGCACTGTATATAATACAACAGGGTTGGTATTTGTAGCTAAATCTTTTTTAGCATTTGTATATACGTTACCCATTGAACCACGCAAATGCCTCATCATCATTACGCAACGTTTCCGGTGTGTAAGTACTGTTAAGCAATAAAATTAGTTGTTCTAGGTTACTAACTAGCTTATCTATTTGGACCTTATCATATTCTTGTGAACCTTGAGGGGTTCTTGGTAAAACTATCTGTGCCATTATCGCATCCCATCTGGGTTTACATCAGCTCTATATGTTCCATAGCGCCAATTATCACCTATACCTGTAGTCTTTATACTAATTTGTGCTTGTCGTCCACGAGCACGTGTATCTACTTTATTAGTTGTAGGAGTAACTGTACTAGATATAGTTGTAGCACTTGATGTAGGATATAATTTAAATAATAAATCTACATTTACATTACCTGAAATGTTTTTAAAATCAGGAATAAATCTTCTAACTGACATTAAGTTTTCTCCCGCTTGAGGAATAACAAAAGCTCCAGAATTTAATTCTGATTCTAATGCTGCACCATTTGCATCAGTTCCATTTTCCTGTGAGTACATTAATGCTCGTCCATTAGTGACTCCAGATATTTCTGTTGCTGGTGATAATGGTGAAATTGGTGTTGTAGAACTAGAAGCAGTATAATCTAGTGCATAAGGAAAATCATATACACCTTTATCAACCCAGGATGATCTAGATAGATCTCCAATAGACCATGTTTTTTCTTGATAATTAAATGTTACATACCTATCTATTTGTTGTGAACCACTAGAAGGATAAAACCATGTTACTTCATTAAACTCACTATTTAAACAAGCAAACGTATCTTTTTGAGAAGCCTGATCTATATTTTCAAATACATAATCTTCCACACTACAAGGTATCTTTTTCACAGAACCATCAAAGACGAAGAAAGAATCTTTCCCCATCCAGTATGAGTTACCATTAGATTCTACAGCTGAATGTAATCCAATAGCACCACACGCAGAACCTAATTGAGAAAAACCAAATGTAAAAGGAGCACCTACTAGTTGCATTTGATACAAAGCTGTATCTGTCCATACCAATACGGCACCACGTGATCTTTTAGCAGTAATTAATTTACTACCATCTGTTAATCGTTGAGAGCCAGAAGTATTAATAGAAGTTGGGGTCCACGCAGTATGGTCTTCTTGATCTGACCATCTAATAAACATATCATCTTGTGTAGTTGTACCAATAAGTTGTGTTCCAAAACATATAACATGTCTATCTGTACCAGATACTAAAACAAATCTGTTTTGAGTTGGCGCATTAGCAACAATAGTTGCTGCCACAGGTGTACCTGCACTAGCGGATGTGTCCCAATAATATAAAGAACCATTAAACTGGCATGCTAATAAATCTTCACCCCATGTGTCCAAGGACCATTTACCTGAGTCTAACTGCACTGAGTTAGGAGCTGCAAGACCAGCTCTTGTTGTACCCCATGTAGATAATCCCCATGTACCTGCACCCCAACCATAACCGGCGATAGATGTAGCAGGGTTAGTATTAATTTCATATGCAGCATTAGCTGTTACTGTAGAAGTACCACTGCTTGTTGCATTAGCTGTCGCTGTAATTTTGTATTGTGAACTAGATAAAACTTCAATAATTTCATATTGTTTATTTTGTAATGTAGCTGCAGGTATACCATTAACGGCTCCACTTACACTTGTAATAGTTACAAAGTCACCTTCTATTGCTCCATGGGAAGCGTCTGTTACTGTTACCGTTGGTGTAGTATCAACCGTACTCCATCCTGTAATATTACCCGTACCAGAAGCTCGTGTTGGTGTAATGTCGTACCAATCATTATTTTGATAAACATATAATTTTTTATTTGTACCAGTGGAAAGATATTGCTCACCTTTAAGGTCAAACCAATTAACAATACCACGTGCAGCACCAATTAAAGCATCAGTAGAAACTGTTATAAAACCACCTATCTTTTCTGGAAGACCATATCTAAAACGAACATTTTTACCAAAAAACCATTTACCTTCAGCACCATACTCGGTGTCTTGTTGGTCTATTCCTGGTGCTATTGGTACTTTTACAAGAGACATTTAACTCCTATACAGCTGAATCGTAAAATCTAATCCAACGATCCGTACCATTAACATTAATACGTATCGCTCCTTGCTTTGTTCCCGCAGTTGCTGTTGAAGAAGATAAACTTTTTGTACTATCCGCAGCAGAATCTCCATCAAAATAAATAAATTCTTGATCTGTATCATCTTGATCCAAGGATAAACAAGCTATTGCACCAGCTGCATTATTTTGATTAATTTCTAGTTTACCACCGGCAGGGGCGGCAACTCCAATACCAACAAGGTCAGCACTACCATCAGTAACTAATAAAGCTGTGTCAGTATCTCCTTCAAATGTTGCATCTAACGCAGCACCTGTGTTATTAAAAATAAAACTTCCACCATCTATTTCTACATTTCCTGTAGCTGTTAGTGTAGATGCAGTAAGTAATCCTGTAACACCTAAAGTAGATGATAAAGTAGCAGCTCCTGTTGCTCTAAAAGTTCCGGCAACGTCTAATTGTGTCGTTGGAGAAGCCGTATTAATTCCTACACGGTCCGTGCTTGCATCTGTAAATAATAAGTTTGCTTGGGTATCACCAGCAAAGACAGCATCTTTATCAGCTAACCCTGAGTTAAAAGAAAAAGAACCACCATTAAAATCAACATCACCTGTTGCTTGTAATGTACCATTAGCTTTAATATTTCCAGCGTCTGCTAAAACATCAAAAGCTGTAGAGCCATCAGTGTAAATTAAATGTTTAGATCCAGCCACAAGATCAACAGCTGTACCACCTGTAGGACCAAAACTTAATGTATATCCATTTCTAGTTGTCCCATCATCAATAATGTACCAGTTACTATTTGCTTCACATGTCACTGTCACATTGGTTGACATGGACCCTGTAAATTTTAAAGCTGCGTTAGGTTGTTGTACTCCACTTCCTGTACCACCACTTGCAACTGTCAATGTTTGTGGTGAACTACCACCTATTGCTACAGCACTATAGCCTTTCATTGCTTGTTCTAATTTTTGTAAATTTTCGTTTGTGACTGTACCCCAGGTTCCAGAATTAGATCCTGTAGTCATCAAGTTTAGATTTAATATAGTTGAATCTGCCATCTTATCCTTATCCTGTTGGTACTACCGTCCAGATGTCTGTGTTAGAGTCATCCACACCGTTCCATATTGTTAATTTTGGTACGCCTGTTGCAAAAGTAGATCTTACACCTGCTAATGTAACGTTAGCGCTACCAGTTACAACTACTGATCCTTGCGCAAAGGTTGCACGAACACCAGGAGCATCATACTTAGATTCTATTGTAACACTTCCTGTGCTAAATGTCGAGCGTACACCTACTAAAGTAAAGTTAGAATCCCCTGTAACAGTGGTATTTCCAACCGCGAAAGTAGCACGAACACCAGTTGGTATAAAGTTAGCGTCAGCTGTAACAGTAAGTGACCCTACCCCGAAGGTTGCGCGTACCCCTGTTAAATTATCAATAACACTGTTTCCAGTTACAGTAACTGTTCCTAAACCAAAGGTTGCGCGTACCCCTGTAGGTACAACAATTATGCTACCAAATGATGAAGGACCTTGGGCAAATGTTTCGGTCGCAAATGCTGCTGCGCCGAAGATCATTATGCAGGTTTAGGGTATTTTGCTTTTACAGCAGCCCTTTTTGTTTCTATATCTGCTTTGTCATCCGTGTCAT